CTCAACCACGATGCTCCTGCTAATTTTAATTCCTTCATTTTTTCTTCTCCTTTGGCTTTGCCTGTGGAAGTGGCTCGACCACTGGATATTCTCCAGCATAAGCAACAAGCTTTGGCCTAGCGAAACCAACAATCTCCTTGCCGATGTAGCGTTGCTTAACCATCACCATTCCGCCGTTGCGTTGATCTCCAGTGCCGGAGGTATTGCCTTCGATGCAGAGCACGCTGGTCTTGCCTACCTTGACCACAATGCCGATGTGGCTGATGCGATCAATGCCATCGTGTGGAAAGTCCATAAAGCATAAATCTCCAAGCTGCGGCTTATCTTCAATCCAGCGTCCAAGCTCTTTCATCTTATGAGCTCCGGCGGCCGTTGAAACCATTGATGGAATCTTGACGCCGGCAGTGTGAAAGACCCAGTTGCAGAAGGATCCGCACCAGGGCAATCCATCGGCCTTTGTAAACTTGCCGTACTTTGTCAGATTATCGCCAGTCTCGACTGTGCCGACTTCGGCTAGTGCGACTTCGATAATCCGTGCAGCAGTGCCTTCCGGATAAATCTTAGTCAAGTGTTCCACTATTTGCCTAGTTTTAGGCCAGCAGGAATTGGCTTCGAGTATTCCCATTTGCCAATGTATGCGCCTAATCCGTCTGAATCATCAAAGAGGTTGATGCTGCCCGATTGTGGAAAGAAATCCTCCTGCGTTAATTCAGGATAAGCAGCCATAATAGTTTCATATAGTGTCATTTTATGCTCCTAGATAGATAACAGAAAACTCTTGACGAGTTTGCGCGCTGGTTCCATTTGCGGAAACATTGAGATTTCCTCCTGTGTTTTGGTACACAGTTAAATCTAAATAATCTCCTGCGACTAAATCCTCTTGCAAGGTTATATTCATATTTAACGAATAGGCGTTGTAACTATACAAATCTGTTCCATTTTTTCTTAAAGTTAAAAACAGATTATTCAAAGCACCACTTGCCCACGTAATCTGACCGCGTACCTGATATTTTCCACCATAACCTGTTGGAATTGTAATACGACCAGTATTTGTTGCCGTACTGTGAAAGGTGTTTGTGTCATTTCTCTCTGAATCAAAAGTAATAACAGTAGTTGTGCTAGACGCTATCGTTTGCAGAGTTGTGTTATAAACATTTGCTCCAACATAAGTGGTGCTTGGTGTTGCCCATTTCAAGCCTGTTGAAGCGGTACTATCCGCCACGAGTGTTTGCCCGTTTGTGCCTACGCCTAAGCGTGCGTCCACTGTGCTGAAAGTAAATAAATCGCCCTTAGTTGTCAGCGGCGTCTGATCCGTAGGAGTGACCCACGTGAAGTCCATGTTGGTATTTGATGTCTTTGATAAGACTTGACCAGTTGTGCCACCGAGTAAATCTTGCAGCGACGTATCGACGCCCTGACCGAATGTGTTGAAATCTGCTGGGAGATTCGTTACGAGCGAAGCGCTCGTCGGCATGACCCAGCCGAAGTAGGTAGTTGGATTTGCGATGAGAGTTTCCTTTCCTTAATTCACGACTAGCGCGTCTGCGTAGTCAAGTGTAGGACTGAGTGTGTTAAAAGTTTCGGCGACACTTACATCTTGCCATTCCATCGCCTGGAGTGAGAATGGCAGTGGCGAGACAAGAAGGGTCACTGAGAGCTCGTTGAAAGAGGCTTGGAATCGCCAGCCCTCAACAAAGCCCAAGAAGTTTCCTGACTGCATATTGGCCGGCAAGTTTGAGAGTGAAATCGGCTGACCCATAAAGACGTTGATAAGAGCGTCACGATCTGCATCATCAACCTCTGGATTCGTCAGCGCGAAAGTGATGGATTCCAAAAATGCCTGTGGCTGGGCTCTTAGTGTGAGATAGAAGTCGGCTTGATCTGATGCATCGGCTGCGTGTTCCAGTGATGTCGTAATCTGTTGTGCAAGCTTGCCATAGAGTGCGATTGAAGCTGCGTCAGTAGCCGTCTCTGTTCCAGACTTCCAGACGATGGAGACATCGTTGCGAATATCTCCGGCCTTAGTTTGAATCTTAATTCCACGTCCTAGAGCTTGATTAGCATCGAGTTCGGTGTAGCCATTAGTGGCTAAGTAGGTTGAACGATGCGTCGAATCCGCATAGGAGATAAGTCCAGAAGCGTCCTCGTATAAATAACCAAGTCCGGAAGTTGCAAGGTCAGCCACCAGATTCCAGGTGATTGTCTGACTAGATCCGCGATTAGCCAGCTCATAATTGCCTGGACGATCTATCTCTCCTAAGCCTGTATTTTCAGCAGTAGCCCATGTTGTAGTTGCTGGAGTGTAATTCGCCCACGTAAGAGCTGCCGGAACTTCTGACCAGTTATTGACTAGTAAATCTTCAAGGATTGTGTAGATCTGGTCGCCGTCATAATCCTTAGTTAAGACGCCATTAGTTAAGGCCTTCTGGAGCCTTGAAAGGGCTCCTAGAGCCGTGATGGTGACTTCCTGAGTGATTGCCACTGACCCAGTCTGTGAAACTGTCACGGCTACGTCCACGACGCTTCCGCCGAAGATTGGAACGAATGCGCCAGCCGTGTCTTTGACCTGAATTGATACCGCGTCATTGATTTGAGCAGTAATAGCTCCAAGATTGAGATTGATGAGATTGATTGTGCAATAGCCGGCTTGAGCCTGTGTGTAGATATTCGTGCGCCCTGATGTAATGGAAAGATTGGCTAGAACGACGTCAGTGTATTCAATGCCTTGAATTAAGACTTTCCACTCTGGAGCCCACTGGGTCATTAGACGGCCTGAAGTGCGCCGGCTCCGCCAGTGCCACGATAGAAGGAATCATTGAGCACATTGACGATTGTGCGAGCAGTACCTTCGGCATCGATTGCGCCATTGACTGTCACATTGATCCGAGCGGCATTCTGAGAATCCGTAAATCCTCCTCCGCCCATAGCAGCTAAGCGAGCCGCATTCTGTGAGTCGGTGAAGCCTCCGCCTACGCGAACCGCGCCCGATGCGGCTGATGAGACTCCACCGCCGGAAGTAGTTGTAGATCCTGTTCCAGTCGAAGCGGACACACTGGGAACCGAGATTGTAGGAATGCTAGGTGTTGCAGTAGTCGTCTTTGGAATTGTGACTGTGGGAACGCTGACTTGTGGAGCTGAGATCTGTGAAACGTTAGGCAAGAATGGAATTGAGTTATAGACACGAATCAGAGCATTGATTCCAGCAACGGCTCCTGCAATCAATCCGTTCAAGCCTTTGATGACCGCACCAATAACATTGATAACGCCGCCAGCAATCTCGCCGACTACCTTGAACGCTCCGCCTAAGACTGTGACCAGAACCGGCACGACGTACTTTTGAATAAAGCCGATAAACTCTGAGAAGGCTTCTTTGTTGTTATTTATTGCGTCAGTGATTGGCTTAAAGAAATCAGCGAACTTTCCAAGTGCCGGAACGACTTGATTGACCACGAACTCAACAAGCTGCTGAATGATTGGCAGAAGCTTTGCACCGACTGATTCTTTGGCTTCATCAAAGGTCACTTTGAGAATCTCAAGGCGTCCGGCGAATGTCTCTGCGTTAGCTGCTGCTGCGCCACCAAATAAATCTGAAAGCCTGGTCTGCGTCTCTTCGAATGACATCGCTTTAAGCTCTGCGGTCGATAGTCCGATGCCTAGCTTGCCTAGAGCTGCCGTGTTGCCGTCATAAGCTTTACCAAGTGCATTAGCTACTGAATCCAAGCCCTTTCCAGTAGCTTGAGAAATGTCTAGTGCAAGATTAAGAAGATCCTGAGCTTTCGTGACGTCGTTAGTCGAGAGCGATAATCTTTGTAACGCTGGACGCAATTTATCGTCTGCGACGCCTGTGGCTAGAGATGTCTTAAGAATCTGCTTCTCGACTGACTTAATCATTTCATCGGTTGCACCGGTTGCATTTTTTAACGCAGTAGCAAGGCGAATCTGAGCAGCTTCATCTTCAATCGCAGCTTTAACTCCATCGACTGCAAGCTTGATGGCATAGGCTCCAGCAGCAGCTCCGGCGGCTGCGAATGCCATGCCAGCCTTCTTGCTAAATTCGCCCATCTTTGATGATGAGTTATCGACGTCTCCGTTGGCTTGAGCCAGTGATTTCTTGAGTTGATCTACATCAGCAAGAATCGAGAGCTTGAGTGTGCGCGATTGTCCGGCCATTTACCACTCCTTCAAGATTCGGTCGAAAGCATTTTCCCACTTGTCAATGATGTCTGGCTGTATTTCGCGAAGTGTCGGATAAATAAACCAGCCCTTAGAACCAGAGCCTTTTGTGGATTGGCCTGACCAGACTGGAAATTGCTTAAACTTGTTAGATCCGAACTCTGTACCGCCCCAGAGATCCTTTGTCGTTGCTCCGCCTGAAAACTTTTGACTTACGAAGCCGAAAGACAATTCGCCAATCTTGGAAGATTTCGACACACGGGAGCCACTGGCAATTCTGTCGGCGGCCTTGCCTCGACTGGTCGCCTTTTGCTGAATCTTGCCTTGAGCGAACTCTGCAAGAGCTGACGATTCTCTTTTAGCTGCATCAGTAGCTTGTGTATCCATCGCCTTGAATGCGGCGGTAATGCGACGAAGGTCTGCCTTGTCATAGGCAATCTCAACGTTGTCGCTCACTTTGTTTCTCCAGTATCTCGAAAGCCGTATAGATCTGCTCCGCCGTCGTCCATTCGCTCATCGGTATTCCTGTGGCTATGGCTAACTCCACCAGGATTCGATTTACGCTTCCGGCGGCGTAACTTTTGGGAGAACGTCACCGACTGTCACGTCGGCCACTGTTTCACACCAGATTTCATAGCCCTTGATTGGCTTGCCACCAGCTTCACGTTTCATCGCATTCCACGCAAGGAAGAGAAGATCAGAGATTCCAATCTTCTCCTGCGCTTGCGAGATTGTGCTGCCTGTCTTTTGTTCCCACTTAGCCCACTCTGGCGGTTGTGCAGTGTAAGTGCCGAACTCGCCTGATGTGTATTCGATTGTGATTGGTAGTCTCATTCTTTGCTCCCGTTTCTATTGATTAACTGAATGTATCGGCTGGCTTGCCATCGACTAACATAGCCCAAGAATCTGTCTGTGCTTCTGGAGCAGTGCCGCCAACGGAAGGAAATACTGGATAGACGTTGCATGTAAAGACTGCGCCAGTAACGGCAGTGAATGACACGGCCAAAGTTGTATTTGGAGCAGTATCAGCAGCAGTCCACATCGCTTCAAAGAGTGATGATGCAACGCCCCAGTCTGCAAGCAGCTCAAGGTTAAGCGTCCACTGATCATCGATGTGCTTATAGGCTTTTCCATCTAGTGTTTGATAAGTCGTAATAACGGGCGCATTGACTAGCGTTGCGGCCGTTGTTTGTGCGTCATAGTTCACTGTGGCGATTGTTAAAACTAAGTCTCTCGCCGTGACGATTGTTGTTGGCATTTTTTGCTCCTTAGATTGTCTGTTGTGTGTAGTAAGTGCTGACCGAGAGATCCGCCACTAGTAGATTGGTCGCGCCGACCTGTTGAATTGTCGGACGTTGAACGTCTCCGACTTCGTAACCTGCTGGCATCGCTGCCATGATGCTAATAACAAGCTGCTCAAGATTATCCAGTGCTCCGGCGGTGTTGTTATACGCGACGGCCGCAGTGACCACAAAATTGATTTTCACGCGTACCTGCGATTTGCCGATTGTCGTCGTTTCTAAATAAGGCGAATCCGGAACGATTACGCAAGCCGGCGGAATGACTGCCTCTGGTGGAGAGCTATACACAGAAGCCACGACGCCAGCAAGAGCAGTCGCAAGAGTGCCTCTGACGTTAGTTGCAATAGTTGTTGGTGTAGGCATCACATGGCCATTGTTGAGACGTCGATGTAATTACCTAATAAACCTATGACCCGATTTTGCAGTGATCGACCCATTCGATATGGCGACGGCGTAAAATCCACGCCTTCAATCTGACCACCTGGAGCGACCACGCTCTGGAAAATCTCAACGCTGACGATAGTGACCGCCTGTTCGACTGCGTCGGTGTTCGCGTAGAGCGTGGCCGCGTCTGCCCCAGATAGATAAACTACGCCGCCAGGAATGACTGGACGGAATGTAATATCACTATTCGTTATAGCTGCCGTAAAGTAGAAATATGGAGCCGGATATGCGAAAGGTAAGTAAGGAAATGGATCATAATAATTTGAAGTCACTGTCAATGTTCCATTGAATGTATTTGGAACGCAACCTGTAATCACAACACTTTGACCAGCGACGAATGTATTCGGCTTCTGAGTGATGTAATAGGCGACATTGTTTTGAAGATAAACGGCGGCGACTGAGTTTTGGTTGGCAGTCAATAGCGGAAGAATTACCTGCTCGGCTGAATCGATAATGCCTTCAAGATAGGCATCAGAATAAAGAGAAACAGAGACGCCAAGAACCTGTCTAAGACTGGCGACTGTAATGATTGCTGGCATCTCTGTTCCCTTTCGTGAGCTGCTGGGCTAGATACGGGAGCGCACCTAGCCCATGATTAGTTTGCTTAGGTTAGGTTAAAGCGACGTAGGCCACCTGCGAAGGTTGCTTGCGCTGCGATGTAACCATAAAGCATGATTTCAATTTCTCCAGTTGTTGGCACATTAGTGGCCAGCGTTAGAGCAGGAGATTCGAAGATTTCGATTGAACGTGGCTCGATAATGAATGCTGATTCATCGATTGATGTTGAAACCATGTTTGGATCAACGTAGTAATCAAGGCCAAGAACATTTCCGCGAATTGATGTTGGAGTTGATGATCCGGCATTGTTCATAGGATTTCCAGCGTTGTAAATTGGGCGTCCTGTTGTATCAGTTGCGCCGAGAAGCGTTGCCCAGATGGAAGTACCTGAAACGAATGACTTTGCAGTGCGCTTTGTCGCAGTGTATGCGGCTGGTGATTCTGTTGATACGAATGAAATCAATCCGGCTGAATCGGCAGCAGTTGCAGTTGCCTGTGTTCCGCCAGCAGTGATCTGAGCGATTACATACGCGTCAGTTGCCTGAGCATACGCATCGCGAAGATTTGCAAGCATAATTTCATAGAATGATGGATCTGAACGATCTAGCAATTCTACTGAGTAGCGCTGGAATCCAGCCTTCTTTATTACTGTCGCATTGACGTAAGCTGAAGTGATTGCAGTTGTTCCAGTTGGATCTCCTCCTTCGGCCACAGTCGCGGCCGTACTATTGGCCGTGATTTTAGGAATAGACACTGTCATTCCGTAGCTAGCCAATGGACGTGTTCCACCGCATGCGTCAATTACTGGACGGTCTGCGTTTGTGTTCTGTGCAACGTCGCGAACATAAGAAACCGGCGACATCGCTGGATTAGTGGAAAAGCTGTCATCTGCTGCCTTGATGTATTGGCGAGAATCTTCGTTGCCAAGTCCTGCCTTGATTGTGTGCTCAAGGTATGCGCCTGGTGTTGTAATTGGTGATCGTGGTGATGTGAAATAGAGCGGACGAGCTGCCTCGGCCTGTACGACTTTGGAAG